CTTTTTGTAAATATTTTAGTAAATAAATGCACAAAACGCTTTACAAGATTTACCCGCTAAGGTATAATTCTTTACATGAACTCACCGATAAACCAACAAGGAGTAATAAAAATGAGAAGCCTGAATTTTGAAAGACCTACATCGCCTGATGATGATTTAGATGATGGAGGTTTTGCCCAAGAAATGTGGGCAGATTTTGTAGCAGAATTTGAGGGCGACGAAGAAGTAAACGAATTCGTCGCATACGCTGAAAACGATTACCCAGTTTAGCCAAAACGGCGGAACTGGTTTTACAGAATCAAACAAACTAGTTTCGCCGAAAGGGCGGAACTGTATTGTACAAAAGGGCGAAACTAGCTCCGCCGAAAGGGCGGAACAGCTTCCGCCGAAAGGGCGGAACATTTATACAGAGAATACAACAGAGAATACAACAGAGAATACGCAGAGAAATAAAACCATTGCGCCGAACGCTAACGCGTCGGACGCCATTCCGCCACTTCCAAAAACTAAGCCATCAGAAAAAAAGAAAAAGGACGGCATCGTTACAAGCGAAGATTTGCAAAAGCTAGGTGTTGAAAAAAAGCACGCAGATAGCTGGATAGTTGTTCGCAATGACAAGGGATTAACGCTGACAGAGTCCGCGCTTGAGTTAGCAACAAAGGAAGCAGCAAAGGTAGGGCTAACAATCGCTGAAGCTGTGGAAGTATCAGCAGGGCATGGCTGGGCAGGGTTTAAAGCATCTTGGTATCAGCGTCTTTTAGCAAGCGATGCACCTCAAAAATACCAAACACAGCAAACAGTAGAAGTCAATGAATATGGTCGCCCGCTGAACAAGCAAGAGCTACTTGAAAAGCGAAACCGACAAATCGGTGAAGAATGGCTTGCTAGGCACGAAGCGGAAGACAAAAGAAACGCAGCATTGGCAGGAATATCACAAAATAACTTGAACTGAAAAGGAGCGCAATGTGGACGCAAAAGACAAAAACCAGTTTTACAACTTTCTAACCGATGTTTCAAGCTACTACAAATCAGACATGAGCCAGTTTGTGCTCGATGTTTGGTGGGACGGCTTGCTTGATTTTGATTTTAACGAAGTCGCACAGGCAACACGAAAGTTTGCAAGAGAAGCAAAAAACGGCAATTTTATGCCCAAAGTCTCTGACATCGTGAAAATCATCAACGCTAGCAAGACCGCCGACCCGAAAGACTACCTTTCTACAGAGCACGCTTGGGCTATCGCGATTAAGTTTATAGAAAATGAGGACTTATCCATACTTGTTGATGATGTTATCGCATCGTGCGCGGGCGTTGTTTCTGATGCATTGCTTGTTGGTGACCGCTTCGGCGCAAACAAAGCCTTCGCGTCAATCTACGAAGACGCAGTGAACGAGGCGAAACGACAAGGAAAGAAGCGAACTTGCTTTATCAGCCACGGGGGGACCCCTGACCAAGCCGCTTGGGTTGCACGGGATGCGTTTAACCAAGGGCTAATATCCGAGGCCACAGCGATAGCGTTTGAGCAGAAAGCGATTGACAAGCCCTTTTCAAGTGCAGCGATGGCAATTAGTCATGAAGCCGCAATGACCGAACGCGGCAAAGAAGCGCGGAAGAATGTACTTGAAAAATTGAGCTTGAATAATCGGCTAAAACTGGTGGGGTGAAAATGAAGCTACGAAGCGAACCTATGCGAGAGCTAGCCAGTGTTGTTGGCATTGATGCCGTGTTACTTTTGGTTGAAACCTACGGCGGAACAAAGCTAACTGTACCAAAACCTGAAAGCCAATGCGATACAGCCGTCAGATTAGGCGGTTTATTGAGCGATAGCGCGTTTAAAACGATTTGCAGGCACTACGGAGGCGAAACCATCTATATCCCGCGCCTGTGCAGCGAAAACAAGGCTATTCGCGATGCGCGGATTTACGAACGATACAGGTCAGGTGAAAGCGTGGCATCAATTACCCAAAGTTTGACCTTCGTGACGAAGCCATGCGAGCAAACCGTTTATGCGATTATCAACCGCCACAAATTGAGTTTGAATGAAAAAGAACCCCAAGGAGCGTTATTTTGAAAGATGAAAACATGCAACACTGTTGCAATTCGTGCAGTGAAAATGGTGCTTGCGATAAGGATTTAATTGACGAGCTTCGAGGTGTGTCAAAACTGATGCTTGCAATGGCTTCGCGGCTTTTTGACGCAGGTTACGATGAAAAAGGCGAGCAAATGGCAGGCGCAGCAGGCATTGCAAATCAGTGGGCAATTGCACTAAAAAAGGAGAGTACTAAAAATGAATCACATGCTTGACCTCATTCGCATTTTGGGCTACTATGCCACTGTCGCGTTCAATAGCGTGACTGGGTTTGACAGCCTAAATCAAATAGCGGACGAACCGCTACCCTTTAGCGGTGTTTTTTCGTCCAACGCATGGTTACTCCCTATGGGCGGACTGTGTGGGAAGCCTTCGGGCTTGCCAGCTTACTATTTGACTGGTCTGTCAACCCACACAGCTCTGCCCACCCGTATGACAGCGGGCGCAGATTCTAAATCTCAAATAGGAGTACCCAAGTGAAACAATCTAATCTAATCCCATTCAAATTCCAAAATACTGAAATCCGCGTTGTTAAAAAAGATGGTGATTTTCTTTTTGTCGCGCAAGATATTTGCAAAGGTCTTGATATTGCAAACTATCGCGATGCGGTTGTTAGCCTAAATAAAAACCTGATAGACGCTGGGATTAAGGGTGTAGTTTCAACCGACACCCTTTTAGAAACAGCAGGCGGAAAGCAAAACATGCTTTGCGTCACTGAAGCTGGCTTAAATTTGCTAGTGATGCAATCGCGCAAGGCTTCGGCAATGAAGTTTAAGTTTTGGCTAGCATCAGAAGTCCTGCCCTCTATCCGCAAAACAGGCAGCTACACCCTCCCCGAATTTATCACACCAGCGCAACAACACGCTATCCAGCAAGCAGTGACCCACGCCGTCCACACCAGCGAGGGGCAAAGAAACTACGCGTCAATTTATGGCGCAATCAAGCGCGAGTTTAAAGTTGGCAGCTACAAGCAGCTTTCACCCGCGCAATTTGACAAAGCCGTGGCATTCATCGGCGGTCATGCACCAAATCACAATAACCAAGCAAGGTACATCAAGCAGAAATACAGCTACCCGCGCGAGCTAGGACTTGGCGATAACATTATCGCTGGCAATTGCTGGCTAACCGCGCAGGAGCTACTAAGCGAGAAGTATTCGCGCCCTATCGGTTTGCTGCTCAAGCAGTTGCAGAACGATGGGCATGATGTTGATGGTGCGGTGATTGAATATCTTGCCCTTCGTGACCGCGTTCAAAGCCTATCATCGTCACTAGCGACAATAACCTCGCATGTAAATAGCGTTATCACCCAAGGGATGCGTATCGCTGCCTAGTCAAACAAAAAACCAAAAACACGACATACCTTAAGCCTTTGATTGTGTGTAAATTCAAAAGAAAATACACATAGTTGGAGGCTTTTCTTATGCCCGCAAAATCACTATTAACGAAAGAACAATGGGAACAAGCCCGCGCAATGTACGAAATGGGCGACACCCCCACGAAAATCGGTGAGCGTTTCGGCGTCAGCGCGTCAATGATTGACAAGCGAAGAAGCCGCGAAGGCTGGAAGCCGATTGACGATGCAAGTGCGCAAGCATTGAAACAAGCGCGTTCCATTGTCGATGGGATTGTCGATGACAATACAATCGTCCGACGGGCGCAGATTGATATTGCTGCTGATGTTAAGGCGGGAATTATTGCGCAGCATCGCAAGGATTGGATAGGTTTCAGACAAACAACCGCAAGCATGGACAGTGAAGACAAGAACGCGCAAACCTGTGCGAAGCTCCGCGCGGAGGTGTTGGAAAAAATGCACAACGGCGAACGAAAAGCGTGGGGAATTACCGACGGCGAAGACGACAGCAAGGAGTTGCGTGTTGTCATTGAGCGAAAATAGGGCGAGCGATGGCAAACACAATCAAACTTAAATTGCCGACACTTCACCCGATGCAACGGCAGATGCTTGACAGCCAACGACGCTTTAACATTGCTTGCATGGGCAGGCGGTTTGGCAAGACAACACTAGGGCTGGACTTACTGATTGATGGTGAAAAAAGCATCTTAAGTGGCTACCCAGTGGCGTGGTTTGCGCCGACTTACAAGCTGCTTGATGAAGTTTGGCGTGATGCGAAGAACCTCTTGCGTCCACTTATCACCCGCACGGACACCCAGCAGAAACGCATGGAGTTCATCACGGGCGGCGTTTTGGACTTTTGGAGCTTGGACGGCGGAGACCCTGCCCGTGGACGAAAGTACGCAAACTGTGTTTTGGACGAAGCGGCAATGGTTCCGCGCTTGCTAGATGTTTGGAATCTGGCGATACGCCCGACGCTGGCGGATTACCAAGGCAATGCGTGGTTTATGAGCACGCCCAAAGGTCAAAACGACTTTTACAAATTGTGGACAGAAGCCGAGAAAGACCCAAACTGGGCACGGTTCAACGCGCCGACAAGCACAAATCCGTTTATCAATAATCAAGAAATCGAAGACATGCGGGCGCAAATGCCAGAGCTGCAATTCAGGCAAGAAATCTTAGCCGAATTTGTAACGATGACGGGCACGCTTTGCAAGGCGGAATGGTTGAAATACATGCCGATGCCTTCGCACCAAAGCATTGTACAAATCACGATGGGCGTGGACTTGGCGATTAGTACGAAGACCGAAGCCGACTTTACAGCCATTGCTGTGCTTGGCAAATTGCGCGATGGTGAGGTAGTGATACTTGACATTCATCGGTTCAAAGGTTCGTTTCACCAGCAACAGCAAGAAATCAAGCGCATGGCAGCGAAGTGGTCGCCAAAGATTATCGCAATTGAAACCGTGCAATATCAAGCCGCAGTTGTGCAAGAATTGATGCGTACAAGCAGCTTGCCAGTTGTTGGGGTGACACCTGACAAGGACAAGGTTACGCGCATGTTACCCGTACTCGCACGCTACGAGCATGGTCACATTCATCATGTTCAAGGGCTAAATAACGATTACGAAGCGGAGCTTTTAGCGTTCCCGTTCGGCAAACATGACGACATGGTTGACGCAGTCGCGCACGCATTTGCGAAGCTAAACCAACCAACCGTAAGCTTTGCCACAGCGGGCGACGCACGGCGATTTTAAGCAAAGGATAAGAAAATGTTCGGCAGACTAAAGCAGCTTTTCGCAGGCACAAGCAAAGAAACAAGCAAAGCGCAAGGTGCGGCACTGTACAAAAACACAACTTCACTCGATGCGCTGGTTACTTATGTTTCGCGGCTTGGTGATGAAGATGAAATTTTACGCAAGGCTGGGATTAAGCGTTACCAGCTTCGCTCACTATTATCTGACGATGAAATTGCAGCAGCAGTAAATACGCGACTTGATGCGTTGATTGGCACGCCGTGGAAGCTGGATAGCAGCAGTCGCGCGGCGAAGTTCGTGCAAAGCGAGTTATCGCGGGTCATTCAGCAAGTGCTGACCATTGCACTTGACGGCAGATGGTTCGGTTATAGCGTTGGCGAGATTATTTATCGTGAAGTCGGTGCGCAAATTGGGATTGATTCGGTTTTAGAAAAGCCGATGGAGTTTTTCACGCCAAAGTCTGACGGTTCGCTTTGGTTCACGGGAAGTAGCACAATGCAAGCGGTTGAGCTGACCGACTTGCGCAAGTTTGTTTATACAACGAACAGAGCAACAGAACGGCAGCCAATGGGTGACGCATTGTTTAGCAAATTGTATTTTGCATACAGCATGCGGCAGGCAGGCTTTGAGTTTTGGATACAATGGCTGGAGCGGTTTGGCTCACCGTTATTGGTTGGCAAAGGTTTAGACCCTGACGCAGTCGCGCAATCGCTTGCAGCAGCAAGACGACATGCAACCATTGGCGTTGGGCTTGATGGCGATGTGAAGCTATTGCAAGACAGCAGCAACGGGCAGCAGTTTGTTGAGTTTAATCGCGTGATTGGCGAGCGCATTCAAAAGATGGTACTTGGGCAAACACTAACTACAAGCGTGGGTGCAACAGGCAGTTTCGCGGCTGCTAAAATTCACAACGAAGTTAGAGACGACAAGCGAAAATCAGACATTCGACTTGTTACGCCTGTGGTTCAAAAGCTAGTCAATGACCTGTGGGCATTAAACAATTTTGCAGGCGAACCGCCGAAGTTCGTCACGGAGGACGAGACAGGGCTAGAAGCTGACCGTGCAGCACGAGACGCGATTATGACCGAAAAGCTAGGCGTGATTTTTACAAAAACATACTTGCAAAGCAATTACGCGCTGAAAGACACGGACTTCACACTAGCAGTGCAGCCCGTCGTACAACCGCAGCAACCACAAATAGCATTTAGTGCGGGCACAAAATACAAGCTGATAAACAAAGAGGACACGCAAGCCACTGTTGATGCCACAGCTGATGAGGCACTGACTAGCTTTGCTTCACCGCTGACTGATGAAGAAATCAAGCGAATGATTGAAGAGTCCATCACGCAAGAAGAATTGATTAAAAAAATGGGGTTTGCGCTTGCGCAATATAACGATAGTCTGACTGTTAAAGAGCAAGCCGACATTCTAGCGCGTGCGTTGTTCGCAGCCGATGTGATAGGGTTTTGCAAGGTGTCCAAGCCATGAAAACGATAACATTGCCATACCCAGTTTCGGCGAACAGGTACTGGCGGAAAACAAACACTGGGCGGACATACATTAGCAGCGATGCGATAGCTTACCGCGCTATTGTTGCATCGGTATGCAAGAAAGATGGTATTATTAAAAGTGCATCTAAAGTTTTGCTTAAAGTCACTTTGCACCCACGGCTAACCAAAAAAGGCTACTCGAACGCAGTCGTTATTGACCTTGACAACGCTTTAAAAGTTACGCTTGATGCTTTGCAAGGTCATGCATACAAAGATGACAAGCAAGTTTGCCAAATTTATCTTGAATACGGCGAACCCGTCGCGAATGGTGGGCTAACCGTCACCATTGACGACTATCGCGAGGTGAAAAATGGCGGATAAAAACCAAGAAGCACCAAAGATAAACGATATTCTTGATGCGATAGAATACGCGAAAGCGCGTGAGGTTGTCTTGCCCGAGGTATTTTATGGCTTGCTTGCGCAATACCAACAGTTGGCTTTTACAGTCATGGGCTTGGCAGCGATTGCACAAATCGAAGCGGTGGCAGACAGCCTAAACAAAGCGATTGAAAACGGCACAAGTTGGGACGACTGGGCGAATGAGGCAGTTAAAAAAAACTGGGTATTGTCGAAAGCGCACGCAGATACGATTATCAGAACGAACGCGCAGGTGGCTTATAACGCTGGGCAATGGCGAGGCTTTGAAATTGGCAAGTCGTTGTATCCGTATCTCATGTACAGCTCAATCAGAGACACGCGGACACGACCAAGCCACGTGAAACTTAACGGTGTCGTGTTGCCAGTCAATGACCCGTATTGGCAAACGCATAGCCCGCCAATGGGTTTTAATTGCCGATGTGCTTTAATCGCGCTGAAACAGCGAGATTATGATAAGATGGCTGAAAATGGCACAATAAAAGAACCGCCAGATGTCAAGCCTGACAGCGAAGGCTTCGGGAAAGTGCCAACCGTCGATGACATGATTGCGATGGTTGAAAAGATGGCGAAGGAGCGGGCTAAGAAAATAGGGGTAAGCAGCAAATGAAGACAAGATTTAATCACGAAGGCTGGGGCGGGTAATCTACCCTAACTAATGTACTTTTCACCCTAACTAATGCAAATAAGCCACTTTTCGGAGTGGTTTTTTTACGCCGATTGCTTTGGGCTTTTTTGACAATCACACCAAAAACGCGACCTATTTTAGTCATTGAAACAGGTGTAATTTATGCAAAAGGAGGCGGATTATGCCAGATTTCAACAAAAACCAGTGTCTTTTCGCAGCAAGTGCGGGATTCGCCCTTGATGTTGCCACTGAAAACCAAGCAACGCGGAAAGTAACGATTGTTCCGTACAGCGGTGGCATCATCACCGACCATGGCTGGTGGGACAAAGTCATATTTGACCTTTCAACGATTAAAACCTTGCCAGACACGCCGCTGCTATTTAACCACGATTCAAGCACGGTGATTGGGCGGGTAAACCTAAGCGTGCAAAACGGGCAAGTGGTTGGCGATGGTGTGATTTATTCGGGCATTGACGACACCGCGCAAAGCATTGCCGCCAAAGCTGACGCAGGTCATAAGTGGCAAATGTCGGTCATGATTAGCCCTGACAGCATCGAAGATGTTGGTGATATGCCAATTATCGTTAATGGGCTTGAGTTTCGCAATGGTGTCGTATTTCGTGGCGGGCTAATTCGTGAATGTAGCATTTTGAGTATGGGCGCGGACAGTCGAACCAGCGCGACCATTTTTAATAGAGATGACAAGATTTTTAAAAAGGACACAACAATGAGTACAGCGACAGAAGCACAAACGGCGAGCGATTTAGCCAATGCGTTGGCGAAAATCACGGCACTTGAGGCAGCGATTACTGAAAAAGACGCGCAAATCAATCAGTTTAACGCAGCATTGAAAGCGCAACGGGTTAGCGATGTGAAAACTCTTTTCACCGCGCTTGGCAAAGAATACACGGACGAAGCAGCAAGCCCGTACTTGACCATGGACGCGTTGCAATTCGGTGCGATTTCAAGCGAGCTTAAAGACGCGAAGGCAGCACAACGGGCGAACAATCAACATTTGTTTAGAGCCGCAAACTTTGGAACAACCGAGCAGGCAGCTAGCGGCACTGGGCTAGCAGCAGCAGCCAAAAAACTGACAGGAGCACAATGAGATGACCAATCTAGTTAGAAGTACTCACATTCA